GAGAGATCAAATATTTGAGAATACTAGTTTTGACCATTTAAAAAATGTACATGGACTCTTTGCCAAACCTACTGCGACAAATGATTTTAGAACCAGACGAGAAGCATTAGCGATGCCAATGTCTAGGCTCATAGATAACAAGCCAGGATTCAGGGTGGATAGAAAATGTGTAAGATTAAGAAAATCCTTAAGCGGTGGTTATCATTTTAAACGAGTAGCTATTGGAGCTGGTCAGGAACGATTTAGAGATACACCGAATAAAAATGAACATTCGCATATTGGTGATGCTGCTGGATATTGTTTACTTGGAGGCGGAGAGCATAGGCGAATGACAAAAGGTAACCGACAACAATTAAAACCACTTGTTGCTAAAATAGATTTTGATCCGTTGAAATGATGTATTTGTTTGTTGAATTTATTGCTACATTTACAGCAATTATATCTATTTATTTGTATGGTAATGGTTGGAAATATTCTGGATACTTTGGTCTATTCTCACAATTTTGGTGGGTGTTATTTACTTACATCAATGACCATAAGACCTTATACTTTCTTTGCATCTGTATGATTATTACCCATATACGCAACATAAGGAAAATGAATAAATGAATATAAAATTAGTTCAGATAGATGGTAAGCTACCAAATCTTGCTCTTATGAGATTAGGCAGTTACTACAAAGAAAAAGGTCATAATGTTGATTTTACTAGATCAGTAAATAGGGATTTATTTGACAAAGAATATACCTTTGTTTTTGCCTCCTCAATATTTAAATTTAGTATTCATAGAATTAACACATTAAAAAAAAATTATCCAAATGCGATTATTGGGGGTACAGGAACTGAAGATTGGAAATTAGTTGTTGAAGATTATATTGGCGATTACGATAATCTTGATTACAGTTTTTATCCAGATTATAATTTTAGTTTAGGGTTTACTCAAAGAGGTTGCCGATTAAAATGTAAATTTTGTGTTGTACCAACTAAAGAGGGAAAAAATAAATCTGTAAATACGATTTACCAAATATGGAGAGGCGAATCTTATCCTCGTAAAATACACTTACTTGATAATGATTTTTTTGGACAACCAGAAGAACAATGGCAATTAAGAATAAAAGAAATTCAAGATGGTAATTTTAAAGTTTGCTTTAACCAAGGAATAAATATTAGATTAATTGACGAAGTCGTAGCAGAAAATTTAGCGACAATAGATTTTAGAGATGATTCTTTTAAAAAAAAAAGAATTTATACAGCATGGGATAATATTGGAGATGAAAAAAGATTTTTTAAAGGAGTTGATCTTTTAATAAAACATGGAATTAAGCCTAATGAAATTATGGCATATATGTTGATTGGATATGATAAACGAGAAACTTGGGATAGAATTTGGTATCGTTTTAATAAAATGGTTGACTATGGTATTTTACCTTATCCTATGGTTTACGATCCATTACAACAAAGAAGTAAACTAAAAGTCTTTCAAAGATATGTAGTGCGTGGAGATTATAGACATAAGTCTTGGGAAGAATATATTAGATTTTATTACAATAGAAATATAGTGGAGCTAGATAAAATACCGAGATTGATATGAAAGTTAGCTATAACGATTTAAATGCTATTTTTGGTTTAGATGGAATTACTAATAGAGTTGTACCTTTTCATTATACACATTTAAAAATTATGGATATTAGAAAAGCTGACAATGATTTAATCAACAGTTTCATAGATTATGATGACCGCATCAAAACATATCCTGTAGAGGGATTATCTTTTTCTGGAATAAGTCACCGAGATATTGTTTGTTGTTTTGGAATTATACCTTTATGGGAAGGTGTATACGAGGCATGGTTAGTGCCTTGTTCTAACTTAATTAAAAATAAATTTGTATTTCATAAATCAAGTTTAAAGTTTTTTGAGTATGTTGCGGAGAAACTAAATATACATAGATTACAGATAAATGTTAATAGTCAAAATTGCCTAGCATACAAGTGGGCAAAAAAGTGCTACTTTATTCAGGAAGGATTACTACGAGAGTATGGTCCAGACAAATCTGACTTTTATATTATGAGTCGTTTGTTTAAAACAAAAGAAAAGGAGTAAATATGGGTGGAATATTTTCAGCACCAAAAGCACCAGCACCTCCACCTGGTCCTAGCCAAGCCGAGCTTGATGCTATCGCTAGACGAGAGAAGTTAGCTGAAGAACAGAAGGCAAGAGAGTCAAGAGAGATTGCTGCTCGTAAACGAGTAAAGAGAGGATCACAAGGTTTGATGACCGCTTTCATTGGAAGAGAAACAAATGATGATGCTCAAAGCACATTAGGTCCAAGTCGTAATCCGAGGTCTTAATGAAAAAATATATTAGAAATCCAAAAAAAAGGAGAGAAGAAGATGCCCCAAGTAATGTACAAAACTAAAGATGGGATGAAAACTAAGTCATTTAGTTATAATAAATCAGGATTAGAACAGGCTAAAGCCTTTGCTAAAATGACAGGCGGTAAAATGAAAATGTCTGTAAACGAATCTAAAATGAAATTTGCTAAAAAAGGTAAAGCATAATGGGTTTTGGTGTAGGTCAAAAAAGATTGCAAGATAGAGTTACTGAGTTAGAAAAAAATCAGAAACCTAAAGCAACACCAAAGCCTAAAGCTGAACCAGCACCAGCAACACCAGGCAGACAAAGAACAGTTACAGCGAAAAAAGATACTCGATCAAGAAGAAACTTGATGAGAGGTAGTGCTATGAGAGAACCTGTAATAAGTTCAGCTTACGATGAATAGGTATGAGAAAAGAACATAAAAATCCCAGAGGTGGTCTTACTAAAAAAGGTAGAGAATTTTTTAAAAGAAAAGAAGGATCAAACCTTAAACCTCCTGTAAAAACAGGAACTAATCCTAGACGAGTAAGTTTTGCAGCTCGGTTTGCTGGAATGAAAGGACCTATGAAGAACCCTGATGGCACTCCGACTAGAAAAGCATTAGCTCTTAGAGCTTGGGGATTTAGAAGTGTAGAGTCAGCTCGTAACTTTGCTAACAGAAATAAGAGGACATAATGGCAAAACTTAGACCACAACAATTAAAAAAAAAATACGAACAAACAAATAGTCATAAAGATAATTGGCGATCCATATACGAAGATGCTTATCGCTATGCTTTACCTATGAGAAATCTTTATGATGGATATTATGAATCCGATACTCCAGGGCAAGATAAAATGTCAAGGGTATTTGATTCAACAGCCATAGACTCCACACAAAAATTTGCAAATAAAATGCAATCAGGATTGTTTCCTCCAGCTACGCAATGGTGTCGTTTAGTTCCTGGTTCTGAAATACCAGAAGAAAGACAGATAGAAACACAGCAAGTATTAGATAGTTATCAAAACAAAATGTTTGATGTTATGCGACAATCTAATTTTGATCAGGCTATGGGAGAGTTTCTTTTAGAATTAGCGATTGGTACAGCGGTAATGTTGGTACAACCTGGAGATGAAATAACACCCATACGATATACTGCTGTACCGACCTTCTTAGTTACCTTTGAGGAAGGACCATTCGGAACAGTAGACAAAGTGTACAGACAAATGCGAAAGCCTTTTGGTGTTCTTGATCAAGAGTTTCCTGATATTAATATTCCGCAAGATATGAAAAATAGTTTTCAAGGAAGAGAAAACGAAACAGTAAAATTAATTGAAGGTACATACTACGACAAAGAAACAGGAGATTATCATTATCAGATTATTGACCATAGCGGAAATAATGAATTAGTTTATAGACGATTAAAATCTTTTCCTTGGATTATTGCTCGTTATATGAAAGCCGCTAACGAAAGATATGGTAGAGGACCTGTATTAACTGCTTTGCCAGATATCAAAACATTAAACAGAGTTTTAGAATTAACTCTTAAAAATGCTTCATTAACCATTGCAGGAGTCTATACTGCTGTTGATTCTGGTGTAATAAATCCAGGTTCTATAAATCTTGTTCCTGGTGCAATCATTCCTGTTAACTCTAATGGTGGTCCTAGAGGAGCTGACTTACAACCATTACCGAGAAGCGGTGATCCACAGTTATCACAAATCGTTGCAAATGATTTGAGAATGAACATTAAAAAAATTATGTTAGATGAGTCATTACCACCTGACAATATGTCAGCAAGAACAGCCTTAGAAGTATCACAAAGAATGAAAGAACTTTCACAGAACCTTGGCGCAGCTTATGGGCGGTTGATAAATGAAACAATGTATCCTGTAGTGAGAAGAACACTAGAGGTTATGGATACTTTAGGTATTATACAGTTACCATTGAAAGTAAATGGTCTACAAGTTAAGATACAACCAATAGGTGAAATTGCTATGGCAACTAATATGGCAAAAGTAAGTCAAGCTATGCAGTACGCACAGATAGCTAGTCAGTTAGGACCGACAGGTCAGATGACAATTAAACTTGAAGCCCTTGCTGATTTTGTTGCTGATTCTATGGGTATTCCAGCAGCATTGAGAACGACTATGGAAGAGAGAATGCAGATGCAACAGGTCATGGCAGAACAAGCCCAGATGATGGCTCAGCAACAACAGGCTCAACAACCACCACCGCAAGAGGAACAATAATGAATTTTAATTATAACGGATATGATACAAAGCTCTGGAGGGCAAAAAAAAATGAAAGCAACAAATCAAGAAACACAAAACATAAATAGTCCTGGTTGGGATGGTTTAGATGCAACACCTAATCCTAATCAAACTATTGAACCAACAGAATTAGATAAACTATATCAACGAGTTTTTTCATCTAACGATGGGAAAAAATTACTGATACATCTTAAAAAAACATATCTGGATGCACCGACTTGGACTCCTGGATATGATTCAAGTTTTGGATATTTTAGAGATGGTCAGAACACTATAATAAGAGAAATATTAATTAAAATGAAGAGGGCAAATTATGAACGAAAATGAAAATACTGAACAAGAAAATCAACAGGTAGAACAACCTGTAGAAGATAAAGGATTAATGGCACAGCCACATGAAGATACTAAAGAAGTGTCTGATGATGGTATGTCAACAGGAAAACAAGAAGAAGTTCTCGATGGTGAAGATTTAGAAAACCTTGAGTTTACTAAACCAGATACTTTTCCAGAAAAGTTTTGGGATGAAAAAGATGGACCTGATGTAGAGGGTTTAGCTAAAGCCTATGGTGAATTAGAGAAAAAATTTCATAATGGTGATTTTAAAGCACCAAAAGAATATTCTCTAGATAAATCAAAAGAATTGGGGTTTGATGATGGCGATCCTGTACTTGATACATTTAAGGATTGGGCGAAACAAAATAACATTTCGCAAACTGCTTTTGATGAAATAGTTACAAAGATTGGTGATATGGGTGTTGATCAGCAAGAACAAGAAACAATTCATATACAAGAAGAAAAAGAAAAACTCGGTGAGAACGCAGACAACATTGTAAGCTCTAACATTAAATGGGGTAGGGGGTTAGTTTCTAAAGGTGTTTTATCTGAACAAGATTATAGTGAACTTGAGGTATGGGGTGGCACAGCCTCTGGTCAACGATTGTTAAATAAATTTAGAGGATTGATGGGTGAGCGAGAAATACCTACTGTCAATGTTTCTGATGGTGGCTTAGCTAAAGATGAGGTTCTATCTAGAGTTGCTGATCCTCGTTATAGAGATGATGTTGCCTTTAGAAAACAAGTTGAGAGAGATTTAGAAGAATTAGAGAGAGTTGGTAAATTGTAAATTATGAGAAACTATAAGAACGAGTACAAAAAATTTCAATCTTCTAAAACTGATAAAGAGAATAGAGCAAAAAGAAATAAAAATAGAAGATTGCTTATGAAAAAAGGCTTAGTAAGAAAAGGTGATAATAAAGATATAGATCATAGAGATGGAAATCCTAAAAATAATAATTCATCAAATCTAAAAGTTGTATCTCGTTCTTACAATAGATCAAAAAAATAGAATTGAATTTTTTTTAAAAAAGAGTTATAAATATAATATTAACTCACAACCCTATTCAGGGCGAGTTTGGCTGCTCAGAAATGAGTCGTTGCAAGAGCGGAATCTTGTAGCCAAGGCTGAATTTTTTTCAATAACCGATAGGCGATTTTTATATTAACTTTAACAAGGAGTACAAATGAGTACAGGATTATCAACTGCATTTATTACTTTGTTTGAGGCTGAAGTAAAACAGGCTTATCAAGGTGATGCAGTATTAAGAGATAGTGTTAGGATGCGTACAAATGTTGAGGGTTCAACTGTAAAATTCCCTAAAATTGGAAAGGGTACTGCACAGATTAGAACACCACAAACAGATGTTGTTCCTTTAAACACTTCATTCTCATCAGTAACAGCCACTATGGAGAACTACATTGCGGCTGAATATTCGGACATTTTTGACCAAGCAAAGGTTAATTTTGACGAAAGACAGGAACTTGCACAAGTAGTGGGTAAAGCCATTGCTCGTAGAGAGGACCAAATAATAATTGATGTTATGGAAGCAGCTTCACCAGGAGCAACTATTGCTAACACAGTAGTAACTTCAGGTTCAGCGGCAGCTTCAGATTTAAACATTGGTAAAATCATTGCCGCTAAAAAAGCTATGGATGCAGCTAATGTTCCTCCGCAGGATAGACACGCAGTTATTCATGCGAATAACCTTGCTGGATTGCTTGGTGATGAAAGAGCAATCTCTGGAGATTTCCAAAACATTAAAGCTCTTGTTGCTGGTGAATTGAATACTATGATGGGTTTTCAGTTTCACATCGTAGGAACGAGAGATGAAGGCGGACTTGCTATTGATGGTTCAAGCGATAGAAATACTTTCTTCTATCATCGTTCAGCCATCGGTTGCGGTGTGGGTATCCCACCAAAAGTTGAAGTCAACTATGTGCCTGAGAAGACATCCTTCTTAGTTTCAGCCATGTATAGTGCTGGCGCAGTTGCCATTGACACAGCTGGTCTTATTAAAGTAACTTGTAGAGAGTCGTAGGAGGTAAATTATGGCATTTTCTAGAACAGGCTGGAATCCTATTGGCGGTATGAGTAAACGAGGTACTGCACCACAAATGTGGAGCTATACCACTACTGATAGCTTAGCCACTATGAATACAGCAGCTTACTTCAATTCGGTATCGGATGAAGTAAAAGTCGGTGATCTAATTTATGTTCATGACTCTAACACACCCACAGCTAGTTTGGTAATAGGGGTATCAAATTCAAGTGGAGTTGTTGATGTGAGTGACGGAACAGCACTTAGTGTAGCTGACTCAGACTAACTATAAACTGTGGGGAGGGTTTTCCCTCCCTACTTTTAAGGATTTTTATGGCAGCAGGTGACACTCAAGTAAGTATAGCGAATCAAGCTCTATTGTTGCTTGGTGCTGATACAATATCAAATTTTACAAACGGAACAGCAGTAGGTAATGCGTGTTCTATAATTTTTCCAAAAATTAAAGCTACGACTCTAGGTATGTATCCTTGGAGTTTTTCTTTAAAAAAGGCTGAGCTTTCTCGGTTATCCACCGCACCAACAGCACATTTTTTATATCAATATGCCCTCCCCCCTGATATGCTTAATAGTGTTCCGAGAGCGGTTTATGCAAGTGGTGACCGAGGCTCACCAAAAATAAATGGTGAATGGGAAATTCAAGGAGAAACACTACTTACAGATAGAGATAAAATTTTTGTTGATTATCAACAGGATGTGGTTGAAGGCAAACTACCGAGTTACTTTACACAATTACTAGTGTATATGTTAGCTTGGAACTTAGCCGAACCAATAACAGACCAAACAGAGAAAGGTGCATATTACAAACAAATTGCATTAGGCACAGCTGCCGACAACAATAGAGGAGGTTATTTCAGAACAGCTATTAACATTGATGGTGCTGGAGAAACACCACCTGTCATTGCTCAGTATCTGTTAACTGAGGTTAGAAATTAATGTCTAGGATTGTTCAGTATCAATCGTCATTTACTATGGGCGAGTTTGATCCATTGGTAAAAGGTAGAGTTGATATTCAACAATATCAAAATGCTTTACAGAAAGCGACAAACATTGTTTGTATTCCTCAAGGCGCAATA